ACTATTTTGGGTTTGTTTATCTGATAGAAAATAATCTCAATTGGAAAAAATATATTGGTAGGAAGTATCTTTGGTCGTTTAGAACACCAAAAGGCAAAAAACGAAAAGTAAAATCCGAATCCGATTGGAAAAACTATTATGGGTCTTGTCCAGAACTTAAAGAAGACATTATCAAATTTGGTAGACAAAATTTTAGTCGAACTATCTTATCATTACATAAAACAAAGGGCAAAACAAACTTTGAGGAGACCAGACGACTCTTCACCCATAATGTCCTCACCGAATCCCTTGACAACGGAGAACCAGCCTTCTACAATAGCAACATCCTCAACAGATACTTCCGAAAAGATTATTATGGAAACCACGATTGAACCCGTAGTTCAAATTCGAGATTGGTCTATTGATAGAATTCATTATCTTGCAGATACTGGAAATATTGATCAACAATTGAATGCTGTTGCAATTGCAGAAGAATTTGAAGAATGGATTAATATCCCAGAGGGAGAAAATGAATTGGACTATCTTTGCTTAGAAAGGGAAGAAGGTTTTGGTGATCAGGAAATTGATGTTCGGTAATCCAACCAATTGACAAATTCTAAATAATAACTTAGTATGCAAAGAACCCACTCAAAAGGTGGGTTTTATTATAATGAGTCTTTGAAGTGACAATTAGAGCCGTGGAAAGTGCCCTTTGAAAAAATGGTGTACCCCCTTTCTATACGGATGTAGAGTTCAATTAATTTTAATGCTTAACTTCTTTACTGTAGCCGTTCCTCTAGTAGCGATGGTTACAACCAATACGGCAACACTGCCATTCTCTAGTTATAAACTGCAAGGTCCTCCTCCCCCAATAGAGACAAAACCTTACTCCGTTATTAAAGAGTTTGAACCAGAGACGACAGCAATCCGAGAGGTTGCAATTCCAAAGACGAAAGAGAAAAGGTTAATTTGTAAAGGGTGTTCAGAACATGAACAACTTGCTCTGGATTATTTCCAAGATCGAGGAATTAAAGACAGAAACGCCCTTGCTACCATCATGGGAAATATTAAGCAGGAATCTATGTTCGTGCCTAATATTTGTGAAGGTGGTAGTAGGACTCAGTACCATCACTGCGGACGTGGTTATGGTCTGATCCAATGGACATCTGCCAACAGATATTATGGATTGGGTGATTTTGCTAAGAAGTATGGTGGTTCTCCATCAGAACTTCACACGCAACTTCGTTATCTAACGACTGAAGTTCAATGGCAACGAATTGAGGACAGGATGAAGATGCCTGGTAAATCAATTGATCGTTACATGGACTATGCGTATAGTTGGATTGGTTGGGGCATTCATGGTGCTCGCACATCTTATGCTCATGAGTATGCTTCCAAACTGATCACGGTAGAAGTTTGATACAATAGAATAGTGGAGGAAGACAATATATCACCTTCTTCCTCCTTTGATAAATTTTTAAGTGTAATATGCGGACATGGTGTAGTGGTAACATCTGAGCCTTCCAAGCTCCAGTCACGGGTTCGAGTCCCGTTGTCCGCTTAGTCGATAAATATCTCAATTAAAACATTAAGTGAATAAAATGATAAAAGTAAGATGTAAAAATTGTAATGTTGAAATAGAATCACATACAACAAAAACAAAATGCTGTGGTTGTACTAATTTGACCACAGTTATTGGTGAAAAAGTTAGTGCTATTGATTTGTCTTTAGTTGAATGGGTTAATATGAATAATAAAAAAGATTCAAAATCTGTTCTTTCCAAAGAGGATTTGGCATATCAGGAAGCAAGAAGAAATCGTAAAGTAAGAAAATTGGATTTTGAGATTCGTTAATAATTTAATATTTTCTTAATGAGTGTGTCGTATTGAACACATTGAGTAGACTTTTGAGTATACGAATTTATAATATATTAGTATACTCTGCAAGAGTTCTATGGACCAACACACCTATGATAATTGGGTGAAGATCAAAGAAACCTTTGAAACTTCTGGTAATATGGATAATATGTTCTATAAAAGAGCAGTTGAAATTGTTAAAACTAGAAGAGATCCTCTTGCAAAGTTTCTTGGAGATGAAAAGTGATGGAACCACAAGATGAATTTGTAACACGTTCTGAAGTTCAGGAGATGATTGACAATGCAATACGAAGACACAATCGTAATGCTTCGATTATTTCAATGTGTGTTGGCTGGGTTGTTCTTGCACTTTTTGCTGAAGGTCTTCTTCGACTTATTGGAGTAATTCCGCCAGTATTTCCATGGCTCAACATCACTCTGAACTAATTTTTTTAGTTCCTTGGTTTGTTTTAGTTGGAATATCATTAACAATGATTGTGCAGGGATGGATGATAATGAATGCCCATTATGGATATTCAAAAAGTCCAAAAGTAAAACATCCAGAATTAAACGACGTTAAAGCAGGAGACCCTTTATTAGTGATTAAGTTTACTGACGAAGATTTGCAAGAACTGCAGCAAAGAGTTTTACAGCAAAAAATGGATGAACTCTTTGAAGAACCATCTACTTATGAGGATGATGAAGATGACGACGACGGACTGGCTCATATTCATTGAGTTTACCTCGCATATGCTCTATATGTTTGTTGCATTTATGTGTGGAGTTCTTATTGGTTATATTGTAGGATTTAGAAACGGAGGTGAATAATGAGTAAATTGATTTTTTCTGCTATTTGCGTATTTGGATTTATTATACTCTTTATTGACTGGGGATTAAATAACGCTTATCCATAATAGGAGATAATACATGAAGATTTTTTTAGATACTGCCGATGTTTCACTTATTAGATCGGCATATGATACTGGAATACTTGATGGAGTCACTACAAACCCATCACTTATTTTAAAAAGTGGAAGACAACTTTTAGAAGTCATTCAAGAGATTTCAATAGATTTTCCAAACTTACAAAGCATTTCTGCAGAAGTTGTTGCAGATACGGCAGAAGAAATGCTTTCACAAGCACAAAATTATTACACAATTGCACCAGCAGTTACAATCAAAGTTCCTTGTACTGTAGAAGGACTTAAGGTTTGCAAGGCACTTTCTGATAAAGGAATTCAAGTTAATGTAACTCTTGTGTTCTCTGTAGCACAAGCAATTCTTGCATCAAAAGCAGGAGCAACATTCATTTCACCATTCGTTGGTCGTTGGATGGATAATTCCGTAGATGGAATTGAACTTATCAAGAACATTCGTAAGGCATTCGATTACTCAGGAACATCTACTCAGATTCTCGCAGCATCTCTTCGTGATGTAAGACAAGTGGAGCAATCTGCCCTTTCTGGTGCTGATGTGGTTACAATTCCACCTATTGTATTCTGGGGAATGTATAAAAATATTATGACTGATAAAGGTCTAGAACTCTTCCAGAAAGACTGGGAAGAAGTGTTGAATTCTGTTAATAAGAAGTGAAAAATATTGTAATTTTTGGTGCAACAGGAGATTTGTGCCGCAGAAAACTTATTCCAGCCTTGTATGAGCTTCATAAAAAGAATCTATTGCCATCTGAGTTTATTATTACTGGTGCCTCAAGAACACAACATACTAAACAAAGTTGGTTACACACTCTGGGATCTTACCCACAAGATTTTGTAAATCGTCTGAATTATGCGATTTGTGATTTATCAGATCCACAGAGTTTGAAACAACTGGAACCAGGAGAGGATGTATTATCTTGGAAAGGATACGGTTAATAATATTCTTGCAACAAGGTTTAGTAACATTCTTTTAGAACCTTTGTGGAATCGTGATTATGTGGAGGAAGTTCAAATCTTTGCAACAGAAACTATCGGTTGTGAGGGTAGGGCACAATACTATGAGACTGCTGGTGCAGTCAGAGATATGTTGCAGAATCATATGTTGCAACTACTTGCTCTAATTGCAATGGAGGCACCTTGTAAGAATGATGCAAAGGAAATTCGTAGAGAGAAAGTTAAAGTTCTTTCTGCTGCAAGATTGGGAACAAAACTAGTTTGTGGACAATATGCTGGATATAAGAATGAACAAGGGGTAGATTTTGATTCTCAAACACCAACTTTTGTTGCTGGTGATATTTACATAGATAATTGGAGATGGAAAGGAGTTCCTTTTTACTTTATGACAGGAAAAAAACTTCCTGTTAGTTGTGTTGAAGTTGTGATTAAATTGAAATCACCTCCATTAAATTTGTTTGGAGAACATCAATATAATGATCGTATTGTAATGAGGTTCCAACCAGATCCTCACTTTGATATTCAGATTGATATTAAATCTCCAGGACTTGATGATAAGATTGAAACCGCAATCTTAAAACATAATTATCCTGAAGGTGCAATTGATGGTTATGTGAAACTCTTTTATGATGCAATTAATAAAGACCAATCTCATTTCGTTCATTCGGAAGAGGTTTTGGAATCTTGGAGAATTGTTGATGATTTGCTTTGTATTGGGGATCAGTGCTCAGTAAATACAAGACCATACACTTATCAGTCTGGTTTTTGGGGTCCACAAGAACAAATAGAAAATATTGCTAAGTGGGATTATCCACTCAAACTTGTTTAGGAGAGAGTTATGAAGGTAGGATTAATTGGTTTAGGAAGGATGGGAGAAGGAATGTCTCGTCGTATGATGAGAGCAGGAATAGAAGTTTGGGGTTATCGTAGGAATTATGAAAAAGCAAACGAAGCATATGAAAATGGATATGTGGATGGAATTGCAACTACTATTGAAAATCTTGTTAAAGTAGTTAAGCAAAATAAAAACGGTGCAATTCAACCGGGAGTTTTCCAGATGGTTGTGCCAGCAGAAACAGTAGAGGAGACAATCAATGAGTTACTACGATATTGTGACGAAGGAGATATTATTATTGATCATGGCAATAGCAATTTTAAGGACAGTCGGAA